CAATTTGTTGGTAATTATCCCACGCATACGGTGTTAAAGTACGCGCAGGCGTCACGCCAACATCAACACCCATAATATCAACCTTATGCGGACCTAACAACAAACCAAAACGAAAATCATCACCAGCAGCGCTCATAAAAACAGCATCCGGCGAAACATCTATTGGAGCTGTTAGACCATCATTCGGCGGCGTCAATGCCCCATAAACAAGCATACCAGGATTATCATAATACGCTCTACTAGGTAAATCCGCCACCGTTGGATTCAACAACACATTAAACTGTGAAGTATATGGAATTTCAACTTCATGATATGTTGCATCCGCATCTGCAATATCCATTGGTGGAGACGCACCCTGCGATGGAAAATTAATAATAGAATTCGTCGACGGATAAATATTAGTCGCCGCATACAACCCTGACGTTGCAAACAAATTAGCAACACTCGTACGCACGAATTTCTGATACGTCGTATTATTCATATTAATAGCTTGCTGCGGATTAGCACACCAAAAAGTGAAAAACCGCGCCTTTATATTTGGTGCATAGAAGGTTTTCTTCTCATCATCTCTAAGCATGGACGTCACCCATGAATACAAGATCTTAACACGCACCGAACCACGATACACACGATACATAGATCCAAACCAATCCCATGCCCCATTCGTCATCAACATGTCCATATCAACAGAACCCCACATATTCGCATAACCAACATATTGGTTAACCTCCAAATTACGCGCTTGTTCCATCACATTACGCTGATACTGACACATAGTATAACGTTTAAAAATCTCACGCAGTGACGTCACGGACTCACCAAAATGGGAACTACCAACGTCACTGACACTTTTCGTACCTATCAGAACAGCCTTCTGCCGATCCTGCATTGTGGGCATTTCCTGATTGTCTACTGCACCTTGCGGCGTGGCAATAAGCGAACTATTATTAATTGCCAAAGTATGAACTTCAAAATCATCCCCTCCTGAATACCAAATATTGACATCAACAGCAGAATTGACATTATCCGGATGAACCAAAGGATTCACAACAACAAGTGTCATCCATCCCAAGAAATTATACTGGAATTCCGTCGCTTGAGTATTACTCTGTGGATTACTATTGCTTCCATTATAAACACGCAACCACTCAACCGTCGTAAGAAAAGGAATATCATATGTAAAGTGATGAGTCCCCTGACCAATGTCCAACATCACACCATACTGATCCGTAAAATTCGAAATCGTACTTGGCGGTGATGGAACTCCATAATTAATGGCCAAGAAAAGACGCCCCACATGAAATGCCGTAGCAACAACATCAATGTGGACCCGAACTGAACCACGCCAAAAATTAAACGGAGCAGTCGTATACGACCACAATGTCATCAGACGAGAACCAGCAGTATATGTAACCAAAGCTTGATACAATTCAAAACACGGCCCAATAGGCACTGTAAACAAAACGTTACCAGTCGGAATTGTATCCTTCCACGCAGTATCACCTGCCAAACGCGTATACCAAGTTGGCATCGTCAACAAATATTTCATATTCATCTCATCCTTATCCGTCCCAAAATGTTCCGGATCACACAACGAAAGCGACGACGGTTTCAAAGTTAAACGCTGCAGGTACTCAACATTCTCTGCATGTGACAAATACCCCAACGGCTTACGCACAAAATTCCACGGCTGGACAGTAATGTTAACTTTATCCATACCTGAAACTTTCGCCTTGGTGTCAAACTTATCACCAACAACCTCCAAAGGCATCGCCACATCCGCACAACGATGAAAAACATTAGTCACCTTTGACGAAACTGTATTTCCCTGCGCCTCAGCCAAATCATACTCCAACTTTTCACGCGCATCATCCAACATCCGTTGCGTCAAACACCGAACCTTCTTACCGGTCAATTTCTCATACTCAGTAAAGAGCTTCCGTTCAAACAAAAGAGTAGGTACAGCATGTGGCAATGACGGTACATGGAAAACCGCATTCTGAAACGACGCAAAAACAGTAACGTTAACTGATGGTGAAACACCCGTAGCAGCATACAACTGATTCGCCACTTGCACGTTAACTTGTCCAAGGAAATCAGAATCATCTGCAACACCCAAATTAATAAAATTCTTCTGATTCACAAATGGAATACGCAACTCAGCAACCGTACTAACAGATGGGTCCAACCACACATGATTCACAGTCGTAGCCGCACAACGATTCTTCTCATGCCAATCACCAGTTCCTACTGCACCCAATAATGGGACAAAGTAAATAAGCAACCGCCCATTATGAAAACGTGTACCATTAAGTTGGAACCGCAAAATAACGTCCCCTCGCCAAAACTGAAAATTTTTAAAAGGCGTAGAAAACGTATCACCAGTAACAAAACTAAACGGCACACCATAAGTACGCAACACCGTATCCGGCGGCTGTGTTCCAGCACTAGTCCAATTTATCGTCCCAACATAATTGAAACGCTCGACCATTGCCTTCAAGTCCCACGGAACGTCTTGCATACGCAATGACGCACGTGAGTGCGAACTATTCATTGAACCACGCGTAGCCTCCTGCACAACAACTGGTGTCTGCTCCTCCAAAACAATACCATGCGAATGGGAAACGTCAGTCATTGAAGCAGGATCCGCCGCCATACCAGGCTCACGTGATCCTAAATCACCCTGCACCTGATAAACATCAAATCCCTGCTTCTCAAGGTAAACACGACGTAACTCACTCCACGTATGCATTGCTGGCACATGCTCATTATTAACAACAAACGCTCGTGCAATACGCGCACGCAATTCTTCAAAATACATTCGACCATGAAAGAACGCAAAACGCAAAGCTGTCTGAACATTCTCAACCGTAGCCAACAAATCATCTTCACCATCTCGAATCCAGTTCGTAAGCTCTCCAATAACATTCTTATCAATGGCAGCTAAGTAACGCATATTACCAGCAATTTCCGGATCCACCACAGTGCGACGCTTCAGAAAACTCATTTCTAATATTGGTTCACTCGAGACTACAGACTCCTGCTTCTCCGCATTCAAATATTCAATACCATACTCGGCGAGAAACGCAGAAACACTTGCCATGTTATACC